AGTGTTTTCCCAGTATTAAAAAAGCCCCTAGTAGGGCTCTTAGGGCTTCTACGGGCTAGGTTGCACTTCATGCATGAAGCGACAAGATTCCAGTCGTCGTCTCCACCGCCTAGACTTCTAGGGATTACATGATCAACGGAATCCGCTTCTTGCGAGCAATATTGACAAGTCCAACAATCCCGATCAAGTACGCGCTGGCGAATCTTGCGCCAACGGGTTGTCGATCCAGTAGATGTGAGAGCTGACTTACTCACGAATATCCCTTCGCGTTCATGTGAGCGAGAGCTTCACAAGCGAAGTCTTTAGAGTAGCGGTTCCTCAGATACTTAAGACCCCAATCGATCTGCTCATAGGGATCGGCTGTCTTTAGATAGATGGATCGTCCTTGAGGAATCCCGTAATGAGATCCTAGTTTAGCTTTGGGATTCCAGTTACTCTCTTTTATCCATAATTTATCTAAACATTTGAATTGTTTAGAACTACCGATTTTCAATTTAGCGTAGTTTTTGTAACTATCAACTACTGTAAAACAACTACTAAAGACGATTGTAGAAATCAGAATTCGGCTTGTCAAGTGTTTCATCGTTTCTCCCAATCTATCGGCGTGTCGAGCCCGGCGCATACCACGCAAGCTACGCCTTCAATCACCCAAGATCCACAGCTACAGCGTGAGATCCCGGCTTCTTTGTGTGACTTGGCGTTGCGTAATTGTTTCACCGAGTAGACATCACAGCTCGAGCATTGAACGAATACCAAGCCTTGCGGCAGGTTGCCGAATGGATCGCTTTGCTTATGCTCAACCTTTAATTTACAGTTTAGACATTCAAAGATAAGTGTCTCCATAGTTGGAACTCCTTAGATTTTCAATCGGCTGTAGGTCTGCCTGTGGTATCCAATAAGAACCATCGCCTCGACGGTACTTTTCACGCATAGCCATCGAGACCGGAATCCAACCAGCGAGAACATAGTTCGGAGCTTTGTTTACTACGAGGATCGCTACATCTTGACGGCGATCTGTCCCGTTGAGAATTAAGTGTCCGTCCTGCCAGAGTGTCCACTTGACTTCTATCTGTGAACCGACATCAGCTTCACGCTTAAATGTGTCGATTGTAGGTTTGAAATCCGGGACGGCGAAGTAACGAGCTACAGCGATCTCGGCTCCGATTGATTGTGCCATCTGGATCACATATTCGAAGAGTGTTAAGCCCCTATCTTTGCGGCTTTCGTGATCTGGCGAGAAGTCCAATCGCCCGATCCTTTTGTAAGCTGTGGAAAGAGAGAGCCATTCCTCGTCTCTGGATATTGGGATCTTGATCATTCAATTACCCGGCATTCAGCACAAACGAAAATTTGATCCGAAATGATTCCGCCATTGACTAGCTGAGGCTTGTCACAGCCGTCACAGTTGAGCCAGTCTGACTCAACAATTCCATCGTCCGAAAACTTCAACGCGCTTCGATCTGGAAAAAACATCTCAAGGTCTCCCATTAGTTATCCCATTTCGGAGCACATTGCTCATCGCGATTCTTTTCGCTGCAAGTCCAGCCGGCATAAGGCTTGCCAGTTTTAGAGCTGACGCCTTTTTTTCTTGTCATTCGACCGTGAGCACATACAGGCTCATCTGAGAGAATCTCGCCGCCAAGCTTTGTCGTGACTTCTGTCATCGCTTGATCTACATTCCAGAGATTGTCGTCCGGTGTAGTTTGACCAGCCTTGACCCGTTCAACCTTTTCGGCTTCCTCTCTGGAGATCGAATGCTTTTCGGTTCCGATCCCGGCATTCTTGCAAGCGATACCAATCGCCGAAGTCTCACAATTTTCAAGAGCAAAATCGCGATTGACTCCACGCTCTGAGATAACTTCGTTTGCGTGACCGGTCACGAATGGAGCCGGATCGGCTTCGGTGCGCCAAAGTTCGGCTTTGACGATGAACCGTGTGTGAGTGGCTTCAATGATTGATGTGACAATTTTGCCGTCCGGGTATTTGACCCAGAAAAATTTGATTCTTTCGGCGACTGTGGTGTATTCCGACAGATTAAACATTAAGGCTCCCTTGAGTTGGTTGAACGGATTTGACTTGATCCCAGATTGTGAATGTGCCGTCGTAGCTCACGCCATAAGCGCAAGCCGAACAGAGATGTCGATCGACATTGGATTTCTGTAGCGTCTTTTCAATAGTCCAGTCGGCTTGAGTTTTAGCCTTTTCTCGCCATTGACCGGATTTGTCTTTCCCGTGTGTGATCTTGCAATAATCGCACCAAATACCCGGTGACGCTTTGCGGATCATTTGACAGCTCTGAGACGCCGCTCAATCTTTACCACAGCTTCGGATCTGCCGGTGTTGTATCCCCTAGACCAAGCTAGGACAGCGACTCCGAAAGTGAGACCGCCGTAAATAATTACCATAAAGACAAACGCGATATTTCCTGACATTTTAGCTCCCTTGATCCGTTGTCGTCGGATCTGGAATAAGTGTCAGCCTTAGTCCTCTAGCTTGTCAACGACCTCGGAGTGTCTCGGCGCGTCGAAAGATAAAATCGTGTAAAGACGGTCGACCCGGAGATCAATTCGGTTGATCTGATCCTTGATCGACTGTCCACCGTTAGGCGAAAGTTCAGACATTACCGATCGGACGATGACCCGTGTTGACGCGTAGACGGCGGCAAGAACCGAAATAACCAATCCGGCGACCGCCGTCCACTCGCCGATTGTCATTTGTCTTTTGAGATTCCGAATGTGGCGTCGTTCGGATTACAGAATCGAATCAACACCGGAACGAGTCCAGCGACAAGCCCCATCGCGATATCTTTTGGGTTTGTGTTGCCTGTCATGTAGACAGCCAATCCACCAGCGAGAGAGCTTCGGAGCCAAGAGACGAGAAGTTCTTTCATCTTGATCATTTTTTCTCCTTTACTTTCGCAACCTTTGGCGGAATAGGTGGAAAGTCCAATTCCGACGGTGCGAAATTTGGTCTCCCGAATCCGACGATAGATCCGCCAGCTGTGTATTGACGCGTCTTGATCATTACTTCTCCGCCGTTGCGTTGAGATCCTGATCCTGATGTGTTGCCTTCGATTGTCGTAATCCAGCCGTCGCCGTCTTTATCAGCTTTGATGACGATTCCGATATGTGAAATCCTGAACACTTTGTCGTCCGGGAAATCAAAGAACACAAGATCGCCGCGCTGTGGCGTTTCATGCCATCGACCTTTAACCTTAAACGCTTTTGATCCGGCAAGAGTAGAGACCACATTTGGGATCTTGACTCCGGCTTCATTAGCGCACCACATAAGAAAAGAACCGCACCACGGCAAGCCGTCGGCTCCGGTAAATTTCCCGTACTTGGTTAGATTCTCGCCTTGTTCGATGTAGCCGACCTCAGCGAGTGCAACCTCAATCAAGCGTTGCGCTGTTTGTTGCGGATACATTACAGAGAAGCGATTTCGTCAGCTGTTAGACCAAGAGCGGTAAGTTTTGCAAGTGCTGAGGATCGTGCCTCTGCCTTAGCATTGCTCGCGGCTGTCAATTCATTTGAGATAACTTCGTTTGCTTCCATTTCAGCAATCTCGGCGATTGTATAATCGCGAAAAGTTTCCTCGCCTGTTTGGATGTTGACTATTTTTTCAAAGTATTTTCTCATTTTATGCGGCTCCGTAGATTTCGATTTGTCCTGCGTCAAAGTTTCCTGACGAGGTTGAAAAAGTAAAAGAAGTCACTTTTGCTGTGTTATCCCAAAATCCGTCTAATACGGTGTTGGTTTGACCGTTAGAAGCACCTGGACTACAACCAAAAATTGTATTAATAATTTTTAAACCCGTAGAATTAGCACCAAAAATCATAACCCCACCGTTACCCGTTCCGGTCGCGCTTGCCGCCATATTACCGAGTGCCCAGTTCGCGCCGTATGTTTGATTGATGGTGTTAATAGAAACCGATCCGCTGTTGTACGCGCTCCAACCGTAATAATTGTAATATGTCGAAGTACCGCTTAAAGTGAATCGGATTGTGGAACTTGAGGTATCGGTGCTCACGCCGTTGAGAACTACCAAAATTGTTCCAACACCAGAAATGCCCGAAATGGTCACACTTGAACCACTTAATCCAACCGAACTAATATAAGAAAAACTATCTGCCGTTGCCGTAGGTGTTGCCCATTGTAAACCGGTAGCTTGACCGCTTGCGGCTGTGAGGACTTGTCCATTTGTTCCAACGCCAAGACGACTGATCGTTGACGCCGCTGTACCGGCAAGAAGATCGCCTTTTGTGGTGATATTGCTAATGCTAGGAGTTGTCAATACCGGACTCGTAAGAGTTTTATTTGTCAAGGTTTGAGCCGTAGTGAGATCGGCTGTAACAGCTGTGTTGATGGATAGAGTTACATCGCCGGAAGTTCCACCACCAGACAATCCGGTTCCAGCTGTGACGCCGGTGATGTCTCCGGGATTTGGTGATGTCCAAGTGTAAGCGAGATCGGTGTTAGAAGTCTTTGAAAGAATTTGTCCAGTCGTTCCACCTTTAAGTCCGACAAATGAAGTGTCGATCCCTGATCCAAGAGTTCGGATCGCGGCGGCTCCGTCCTTGACGAGATCGGTGTCGTTCGGCGTTGTCCAGCCGAAATTTGTTGTCGTTGCCATTTTCCTTCTTTCTATGCGACGACTGTGGCGTGTTCCCAGTCGAGTGTAGGGGATAAAGTGTTCCATCTTTCGGATATCGGAACGGATGTCCAACGGAAAGCCGTGAGAGAGAATGCGATTGGCGAAAGATTGACCGTGATTGCTAAAGTGTTAAAGCTTGCGCGAAATGTCCAACCTTCGACGAATCCTTGAAATTGCCCGTCGTTCATATTGATTGGGAGATCGGTGACATTCATCGGAAGTCCCATAAATACGGCGATAAGCGTATTGCGATCAACATCTGACATTTCTGGATTTGTGAGTGCGTAAGTGATCTGATCGAACTTGGCGCGAGGATAAGCCCGGAGAGACAAGTATCGCGCCGCTTGAGCTGTGGCGTCTGTGTTACCTCTGACGGTTGTGTTAATGATTGCGGCGAGATCACCATAGAGCGCGATTGAAGCGGCTTCGGTAGCTGTGACCTGTGATCCGTAATTGTTGCCATATTTCAAAGTTATGTCATTTCTAACATCTCCGCCGCGTGTGCGAATGGCAAGTCCCGAGCCGATTGCGTCATTGGCTGAGACATCAAGATATCCGTTCGCCGCTAGATATTCGCTCCGATGTGTGGAATCGGCGTAACCAATCCGACCGGATGAATCCTCGTAGATATAACCAAAGCCCGAAGTCGCAAGAGCTGAGACTAGGGAGTAAACATCGGTAACACTTGAGGATCTTTGATAAAGCTCAAAGTCTCCCGGTTGATCAATCTCACCTAGTCCGGTGTTTAGAGCATTAGCCCAAGTCTCGGTCGGTTCATAAGCCGCCCAAGTCGTCGCCGCTGGAACTTGATTCCAATTCGCAAAGAGAACCGATGAGAGGATTGTGTAAATCTGATCCCCGTCGAAATCGTGAGATAGAACTCCGTTTGTGAGTGCCTTTGGAAGCCTTGAGAGAGCCCCTAGCGCGACAATACGAACGACCTGTGAATATCCAATCGATCCGGCTCTGGCGACCTCTACAGCGACATCGGAAACCGATCCGCCAAATATCGGGACGAAGACGCCTGTCCCGTCCTTGACTTCGACTGTGAGACCGTCATTGATTGAGACCGTGACTGACGCCGTGTTGAGATTTATCAATTCGAGAGCGCAATACCCGGCGACGGGTTGCTGATAAATATCCGTCCGACCGCTTGTGATCGTTAAATTGGAAAGAGTGACATTTGTGTATTCAACGGCGTTGATCTTTACACGCCAGACGGGAGACCAATTTGTCACACTAGGATTCCGGCTCCGCCAAGTGTTCCGCGAGCTTGCGAATCGTTAAGAATTGAGACGATCTGCCTAGCTGTGGATTCTGAATCGATCGCACCGTTGACGGTCAGATTGATCGAGGCACCGCCAGAGAATCCGGCTGTGTTGAACTGTGGAACTCCGGGAGCCGACGGAACTGATGTGTCAAATCCAGCGGACGAGACTTTGAGTCCTAGTCCTTTTCGGATTCGATCGATGTCGTCTTTGTTAGTCGAAAGAGGATTTCGCAAGTATTCAGCGGCGGCTTGAACAATAAAGACAAGTTCTTTCAGAATGGCGATAGTTACATTGGCGACGGTGTTGAGAGCTTTGAGAGCTTTGATAAATCCATCAATCGACGAACCTTCTCCGCCGGTTCCAGAATCAATCGACTTGAATAATCCGCCGACCTGTCTTGCCATTTCTGCTATATCTTGCCCGGCTTGGAATGCCGATTTCTGAGTCTTTGAAATCTTAGGCTCAAAAGAATCGACACGCTTTCCGGCATAGTCGGACGCAACAGCTAGACCTTCCTCTCCGGTAAGTCCAGAAATGAACGCATTGAGAGCCGGGATTCCCGATTCGGTCATAAATTTTGAGAATTTCTCAACGACCGGCAAGAGTGCAAAGCCGAGAGTTTCTTTTGCTTCGTCCATCGCGACTTTCATTCTCGCGAATCGTCCGGCGTAAGTATTGGCGGCGACATCGGCTTGTCCAGCAAAAGTTGTTGACAAGGTTTGAACAGCCGCGTCGAAATCTTTTGTCTTGATGATATTTTCATCGATTGGAACGCCAAGTTTTTTCAACGCTCCGAATGAGCCGTCGTAAGCTTTGGAAAGAGCTTCGGTAACTTGCGCCAGACCTTTACCAGTACCGGCGGCGATATCGATCGCGAGTGATTGAAGCCTTGTCGCTTCCTCAACTGATTTTGTGCTTCTTGTCAACCGATCCAGCGATGGACGAAGTTGATCGTCGGTTATTCCGGTCGCAAGTGATGTTTTTGTGATGTATTGCTCCACGCTTGCGATTTGTGCGTCGGTCGCTTGAGTAACATTCTGGAGAGTCTTTGCAAGCTTTGACTGAGCCGCTTCGTCCTCGATTGCTGACTTGACTCCATCGACGGCGGCTTTGATTGCCATCGCGCCAATAGCCGCTCCAGCGGCGGCGGCGGCTACTCCAACAGCTTTGAACGCTCCGCCTAACTTGTCCCCGAATGTGCTAGATGTGTCCTCGGCTTGCTTGAGTCCTTTAACGAGGTCGGCTGTATCCGCGAGGATTGAGAGTTTGAGTGTTCTTGATCCAGCCATTTTTAGTCATACTCCTTCAAGATACGATCGAATGCGCGTTCCCATTTGTCAATCAATTCCGGTTGGATTGATCTGAGTGTTGGATAGATAAAGTATCCGGCAGATCCGCCACCAAGTCTCGGAGTGCGTCTTGGGAATTGCTTATATCGATTGGAACCGAATTCCAGACCAGCCCAAAGCTTTTGAGTCGTACCACCACCGGAGAATTTTTGTGCCGCGAAGCCGAACGACACTTCCCCGATCTTGGACGACTTCGCAACCCTTGAGCCTTCGGCAACACGACGGACAGCCGTCCCCGCGACGGTTCGGGATTGGGCTGTCTCTCTGACTTTAAGCTGTAAGAATTCCGCTAAGGCTGAGGATTCACGCTTTGCGGCTTCGATACCTTCATCGGACATCGCTTTGAATGAACGAGTGATCGCGCGAAGTTCGGCTTTGTCATACGCGATTTCTACGCTCATTCCGCTTCTCCAATACATCGATCGCCGTGAGGATATCCTCTGCCGTTCGCCATTCGCTCATCGGAATACCTGTCTCGATTGCTAACTCGACAAGTAATCGTCCTAAGCTTCCGGCTGTGTGTCTTTTGGGAGATCATCACCGATCGAGAAATCCGAAACCGTCTCACACCAAATCTCATAAGGTTTGACAGCTTTTCCGCCGGCTTCACGCTTCATCGCGTTCCACGCAAGGAAAAGAATGTCATTCACGCCGAGATTGTTGTGCGCGTCCTGAATTGTTCGACCGA